ACCGTTGATGGTCTGCGCGCTGGAGAGCACGACCGGCGCAGTAGAAAATTGCGCCCAGCCATCCATGATGTAACCGTTGCCGACCAGCGCAGTCATGGCGCGCTCTTGGCTGATGTCGAACAGTCCGTTGAGCTGCATGCCGCCGTAGGCGATCGCATCGAACGGCGCCGCGTAGGCGAGGATCGCGCCGTCGACGTAGTCCTTGCGCACCGCATTGGTGCTGGCGGGCCCGACCGGCAAGCTGAGGTGCCCGCTCATACTGTCGCCGGTCTTCAAGACCCGCAGCGCGTCCTGCTGGTCGACATAGGTCACCGTGGCGCGGGTGTTATCCGGCACAAGCGGGTGCTGATGGTCTTCGCGCGAGAACGCCGTCGCCGATCCGACAAAGCCGGTCGCCGCGTTCGGCAGCGGCGTCGCCGTGCCGGGTGTCGTGCCGGGCACGCCAGGAACGCCGGGCGGCCCTTGCGGGCCCGTTGCACCGGGTGCTCCATCAGCACCAGCTGGTCCTGCGGGACCTGCCGGCCCTGGCGGACCACCGGGCGTGCCGTCAACGCCATCAGCGCCAGGAGGGCCGGGCGCACCGTCGACACCGGGCGGCCCCTGCGGTCCGGGCGGCCCCGGCAATCCCAGCGCGACGTTAAAGTGCGTCGGTGTCTGCGTCGACATCTGCTCCGACATCGTCGAGCGCCCGATCAGGATCGGGGCCGGCGTGTCAGCGCCAGACGAAGTGTTTAAGGCGTCGCCGTAGGTGCCCATGTCCTCGGCATACGGACTGCCCTTCTGCGCCTTCCACTGCCAGATCATCCCCAGCTTCAGCACGCGCTCGTCGAGGATGTAGCGGTCACCGTCGCTGACGAACGCGTCGCCGTAGCCGCCAGATGTCAGCACCACGCAGTTGCGGTGGATGTAGGCGAAAGTCGCCGACACTCCGACCGGCATCATTGGGAAGATGTGCATCTGCCCGTTGAGGATCGTCCATTCGCCGCTGCTGTCGACGGTCGTGCTGGCGCGACGGCGCATCCACTCGTTGGTGTCCGAGACGAACAGCATCGGCGTCATGGTGTCAGTCGAGCGCCACACCTCCGCCGTCAGCAGCATGCGCTTGAAGTCGACCGGCAGATTGAACGCGGTGGTGCCGTACATGATGCCGTCGACGGGGCTGACGGCACCGTCGCCGGCATAGGTCGCCGTCTTCTTTAGCTGCGCCCACTCGCGGGTGTCGTAGGCGATGCGCTGCGCCATCTCGTTGGCGAGCGCCAGCATCTCCTGCATGGTCCTGTTGGACGCAATCGACGCGAACAGCGAGGTCGGCGTCGCAACGCCGACCGCGGCACAGACGTCTTTTACGACCGTCAGGATGGTCATCAGGCAGCCTTGCTCGGCCGCGCGTCACGCGCCATCCGCATCAGCGTCTTGGGCGAGAGATTGCCCTGCGGCATGTGCCCGGTGTTGGTGGCGATGTATTCGCGCAGCTGGTCCGGGCTCATGTCGTCGAAGTCGTCGGCGCCCGGCGCCGGCACCGCGGCGGCCTTCTGCTTCAGCGCCGTGACGTCATCCTCCAGGGCCTGGTTCTTGGCGCGCAGCGCCTCCAGCTCGGCCTGGAGCTGCGTGGTGTTGGCGCCGGTGCGGGCGCTGGCGATGTATTCGATCGCGGCGTTCTTCAGCTCGCGGCCGCCGTGGCCGAGGTTCTTCAGCTCCTGGCCGTCGACGTCGGCGAGCGCCTCGACGGTGTAGATGTTGAGCGCCTTCATCTCGGCGCGGCGTGCCTCGGTCAGGAACGGCGCATGCTCCAGCGGCGTGCCGGTCTTGGTCTGCTGCGCGTGCATCTTGAACTGACGGTACTGGCGCTCGAACCGCTCCGCGTAGCTGACCTTGATCTGGCCGCCGTTGTTCGGGTCGATCGCCCAGTGCGAGAACGCAGTGGCGGGAAACACGCTCACGGCGCGCGAGCCGGGAAAGCGGATCTCCACGATCTCGACGTCATCATACATCGGGCGGCCCGCCTGCGCGGTCTTGGCCGGGTTCGGCTGCGCCCAGTTCTTGAAAATCGGCACCAGACTGGCGTCTGGGTTACGAGGATCGATCGGCATACTTGTCTCCAGAGGTTGATGGATGAAGCTGCCGCCCGTTGTTCGGGGACGAGCGGCAGCCTCGCTTACCGGAGGAGAGGGAAGATGCTGGCTAGCTGATCTCCTCCGATCTCGATCGTTAAGCGGCCGGGTTGCTGTCGATGAGACGCCAATTGAACATTGGATTTGTCATCGTTAGCTCGCCCATCCAACCTATGAATTGCGCGATCGCGTCCTTATCAATCGGCATCTGACCTTCGCCGTCGAACAGCTTGTCGAAGTTGCGCTCCGGGTGATAACGGAGCCGGAAGCTGTCGGTGTTCAGGCCGAACGAGGTGTTCGCTGGCATGTTCGAGCCAATGCCGCCGTCGAGCACGATCTCCGCGCGCTTACCGCCGCCGACATATTCGAGCGCGCTGAACCCCAGCTTGCCCATCGATGTCTCGTTGGTCTGACGCTGGATCGCGATCGTCGCCGCGTCATACGCCGCGTAGTGCTCAGGCGACATGATGATCAGATCCGCGTAGTCACGATTGCGCGAATGCTTGGTCATGATGCTGTTGAGCAGCGGGCGGATGGTGGTGGCGTTCACCTGCGTGCCGACCGCCGGCAGATAGGTCTGCGCGTCGTAGGTCTTGGTCTGCCAGATGATCGCGGTGGCGCGATCGATGCCGCCGTAGTTGCCGGTGTTGGTGATGATTGGCACCGCGGTCGCGAGCCCAGTCAGCGCCTTGCCGCCGTTGGCGGTGCCGTCGCCATACAGCGCGGCGTCCATGGTGTCTTCCAGTGAACGCTCGGCAGCATCGATGTAGCTGTCGTAGACGTCCATCAGCTGGTTGTCGCCCTGGTTGTTCAGGATCTCCTGCATCGACAACACGATCGGCACCACGACCATCTTGGGATCGTAGTAGGCGTCATTGAACAGATCGATCGCGGGGTTCAGCAGCTGGTCGTAGCCTGAGTACCACTGGGCAACCTGCTTACCGACTTGCAGCGTCTGCCTGATGCGCGGACCTGAATAGGTCTGCCACAGGCCTTTGCGCTTCATCACGGCGAGCAGCGCGTTGTTGTTGGAAACCATATCCTCGTAGCCGCTGGAACGCTCTTCCAGGGCCATCGACAGCACTTGTTGATAGGCAGATGTCGCTTGAATATTTGGCATGGCGGTTCTCCGATCGGGTTTGCTTACAGGGCGCCATTGACGCGATTGATCGCGCGTTGGATGGCGTCGCGGCGGCTAGCTGGCTTTTCCCCCGGCTTGCGCTGTCGGCGCTCTCCGCCAGATGCGGAGACGCTTTCCGGCGCACCGGAAATGCTTCTGTCAGGAGCGCGGGTCTGAGCCGCCGGGGTGCGCGTCTGAGGCGCGTGGGTTGGCCGAAGCAGGTCGGCCCGCCTGTAAGCAGTCTCCAGATCGTGTCCGAACTTCAGTTCGTACTCGATCAGATCGCCTAGTTCGTCAAACCGTGGGTGAGTTTCCGCAAAGCGGTCGACCTCACTGCGGGTGTAACTGAACTGCTGCGCATACTGCATCTGGTCGAGCCGCTGCGCAAGATGCTGGTTCTGCTGATGCACCTGCCCCAGCTGGTGCGAGAGCGCCGAGGTCTGGTTCTGGGTTTGCAGAACCTTTTGCTGGTCCGGCGTCTGCGACAAGACGTGGTAGGCGATGTCGCGCAACGAGATCCGCTGACCGTCCGGCGTTTGCAGGTTGAGATTGTTGACGATCATGTCGAGCCCGCCGACCGGGTCCGACCGCAGTTTTTGCTCCATGCCAACGTAGTTCGAGAGCGCCCGATCGAGCGTGGTGCCGTGCGCTGTCGCCAGCTCGTGGTACTGGCGGATCGAGTTCATGACGTCGTGGTCGCCCTTGAAGGCGTTGTAGGCGCGGCTGAACTCGGTGTGCATGCGATGCACCTCGCCGCGCACACTTTCCGGCGCCGCGTGCCACTCCGACTTGGCGTGGTCCGCCATCCTGGTCGGCGGGTCGCGGTACGGTGTGCCCTCTGGCAGCTGGCGGTACTGGGATGTAGTAGCGTCAGGTACGCCGCCGCGAACCTGCGGCGCACCTGCCTGCGGGGAACCCTGCGCCGTTGCAGTATTCGGATCGTTTTGTGCAGTATTGCGGGGCGCAAACCGGCCCTGATTACGCGGCTGATCTGATGGCCGCCTGCGCAAATCGACCTTCGCCGCCTCGTCGTCATCGACCCTGGGCGGCGCCTTGCGCTCGACCCTGGTCTCCTCGGGCGGCCGGTTGTGACCGATCTTCGCCTCGGCCGCTTTCGGCTTGGGCGCGTCGGGGTCACGGGAACGATTGAACGCGCGCTGGATTGCTTCCCTGCGGCTCCCGGCCTCTGCGGGCTTATCGGGGGTTTGCGCTCCGATCGGTGTCGGGGTCGTCGTCGTGTTCGGGTTGATGACGACCTCGCTCTGCGCCGGTGCTGGTGCAGGCGCGGACGGAGGCGGCGCGGTAGGCGCAGATGTATCGGTCATGGCTCTTCCCTTCGTTTGCGGTCAGCGTGACCGCATTTTTTCGAATGCTGTTTTGATGGCTTGCTGGCGCTGCGCCTTTACAGCTCGCTGATCTGTAAATCGGCGCTTAGGGCGCGGCTTCTCGTTGCCGACCTCGGTCAAACCGAGGGCGCGCCCGGTCGCGCGGAACGCGGCCTTGCTGGTGTAGAACCGGCCGTCGACCTGTTCGGTCGGCGGGATCTCGTCAGAGATCACATACGGGCGCGGAAGATCAGATCGTGCTGGCGCGCGCTCGTTCGGATTTCGGGTCGACCATGTTGTCGGCCCGATCTGGTAGATCGGCATCTGCGGGCTCGGCTTGCCGTGTCGCCCGCGCCAGCGGCGGCGACACGAAAATCACTGGCAACCCTGGCTTTCCCACAACCTTGGTTACCGCCATCCCGAACTTGTTTGCGGCCTCTGTCACTGGGAGGCCTCGTCCATTGGTGCTCTCGACCACAGGCATGCCGCCTGTCGCGACTGTGACAACCGACATGCCCATGGCGTTCTCCTTAGCGGCGCTTGCTCTTGGCCTTCACGCCCTTGCCCTTGCGCTTATTCGCCTTGGGCGGCGCCTTACGCTGCGCGGCCTCGGCGTGGAACGTGAACGGCATCGCGTTCGATGTCTTGTCGCCGTTCTTCACCATCACCTGCACCACGTCCGGGCCGTGCCACACGTCCATGTTGATGCCGGTCGACAGTGTGCCGTCATCTTCCAAGTCAGTGGGCTCGTCCTGGCCGGCGAACACGATCACGCTGTCCTCGGTGAAGTTAGTGCCGCTGACAAACAGATCGAACGTCTCCTCGCCGATCGTACACTCATCCGGCTCCAGCGCCGTGATAGTCGGCGTCTGCGTCTCGCCGCCCGGCTGTCCGCCGCCTCCCGCCGGTGGGCCCCCCGGCCCACCAGGGTTCTCGCTGCCGATCGTCGAACCCGGAGGCTCGTTGATACTGGCGGCTGTGCCCGACCCGTGCGGTGCAGTCAGGTCCTGCTGCTGCACCTCCGGCGCCGGCACACCCTCGATCCCTTGCGGCATGCCCAGCGTGTTGGGGTCGACGATCGTGCCTTCCCCTAGCTTGGCGCTCGGAATGTTCGGGTTGACGTTGTCGCGGGTGATCTGCCCGTGGAAACCCTCCGCGGGCACTCGGTCCTCCGGTCGCGTGCGCTCGATGAAGTCGAACGGCTTGTCGATCAGCAGCCGATCGTCGCCGCCGTCATGCATGACGGCGTCGTTATCGTGTGGAGGCGCCCTCTCCTGCTCATAGTTTTTCGTGCTCATGTGAACGTCCATGTCTGCGGAGCCGTTACAACGACCCCTCCGGTTACGACAGTCACCGGCCACGGCCCTGCGGAGGTCTTCTTGGTCACCGCAGGCGCGGTCAGGC